GCATGTCTGATGCTTTTTTAGTTGGATTAATTAATGCTCCAAGGCCTGATTTTAAAGCATTAGCACCTTCTGATGCATTAATACCACCTTCTTTCATTGCTGCAATAAAAAATGTTAAATCTTTTACATCTCCGCCAAGTTGTTGAACAACGGGAGCAACTTTAGGAATAGCAGTAGTAATGTCATCTAAAGATACAACAGTTTGGTTTTCTACTGCGTTCAAAAAGTTAATTGAATCTGCAAGTTTGTCAGATGACATTCCAAAAGCATTTTGTAATGAAATAGTCGTTTCAAGTGATTTTTGACTATCAATTTGACCCAAAATAGAAAGTCTAGTCGCTTCTGTAGTTTGACGTTGTAGGTCTAATCCTTGAAAACCTGCTGCTGCAGCCTCTGCTGATAATGCTACAGTTTGTGAAACTGCAACGCCATATTTGGTAAATTGTTTTCCAAGTTCAATAATGCTATCTAATGCTGCATCTGTTTCAGCCTTTGGTGTAAATAAATCTCCATAAACTTTTCTAAATTTAATAGTTTGCGCTTCCATTTCCATGAAAGTTTTTGCAGCGGTAGACGCAACTATTGAAAGCGGTATTGTAAAACCAACCATCAATTGACGACCAGCCCATTGTGTATTTTTACCAAAATTTAATAGATTGGTTGTGCCTTGTTTCATCAATTGATTAAATAGTGCTTGTTTCTGTGCTGCTATGGCTGTTTTGACGCCATAATCTTGCATGTTAAGAGCGGTAGGTCTAACGGCAATTGCTTGCATTGCTCCGCTAGCATCACGACCTAATTTTATATATTGTGTCTGTAAGGTTTTAACACGCTCTTCTGCTACTTTGCCAATTGTGTCGAATTCTGTTTTAAATAATCTGCCAAATGTTTTTGTAGACGCACCAGCATATCTGAAATACTCCCGCATTCCAAATTTATTTTTTTCTAAAGAATTAGTGAAAGTTTCTGCACTGGTTCTTACAGTACGAAGTTCTGCAGAAAAAGCGCCAATAGAGTTAATACTATTAACTAAATTTTTCTGCAGAGACCTCTGAGCAAGTGCTGCGGACTCACTAGACCTAGCAATTGAGGTGTGAAACTGAGATATTTGTCTCTGTAAAGACTTTAATTGTGCTAATGCTTGCGACGTATCTATATTTACGCCAATATTAGCATTAACATCAGCCATGAATTACACCTTCTTTAATATATATTTATCCTTGTGCATTAAGAATGTCGGTAACAGATGACAGATTAATGCCAGATGCTGCTTCAACAATCTTGTACACGGTTGGAAGATCTAACAACTCCTCTAATTTTTGAATGTCTTTTGCCAGTTCTGGCTTATACTGCTCCATAGCAATTTGTACACATTCAACAAGAAGAGTCATTGATTTCTCATTATCTTCTGCAACCTTAGCCACCCCTTCAAACTTCTTCATAAATGGACGAAGAAGAGAGATTTTTAAAGGGCGAACTGTAATTTTTGTTCCATCAATGAGAGTAAGTTCTTGAGCCTCATATGTGGTTGTCGCCATTTTTTTCCTCCTATAGGTTATGTTAATTATAGCATAAAACGCTTATTTTTAATTTTTTATTAATTTAGGATCACGCAAATCATCATAGTCAATACCCATGCCAATCCCAAACCCTGCTTTCTGAGCATTAGGACCTTGAAGAGCCAAAATATCATTTCCATCTTTTGTTTTGCCACCACTAAAGACTCTGGCTTTCATGTCTTCCCATTCTTGTTGTCCTTTTTTGTTATTGCTATTTTTATCTAAATCTACCCCCTGAATTGCAGCAAGAAATTTTTTTTCTTCATAGTCAAGTTCTCTTTTGCTTGATATGGTAGCAATAAGTTCTGTAATAGACATAGATTCTTCTAGTTCTTGATAGTCTTTCCAAATGCCCAGCAAAAAAGCCTCAGACTCAAGTTTGGCTAAATCCAAATTTTCCCAAGTAGAACCACTTTCAGTTGCTTGATCTTTTACTGATTGTTCAGATTTTTTATTTATTTTTATACCTGCAGTAATATCTAATATTTTATATATAGTTGGCAGATCTACATTTTCTTCAATATCTTTTATATCTTTTGATATTTTAGGATAAAATTGTTTCATACAAATTCTTACACATTCTACTAAAATCAATATTGCTTCATCATCATTTTTACTAACACGAATTGATTCAAACGCATTCATAAACTCTCTTAAATATTTTATTTTTAATGGTATTAAATCTATGTCAGTACCATCAAACAATTTTATTGTTTCAGTTTTATATATTTCTGTAGCCATTTTAACTATTCTATCATATGCAAAAGACCCATCCCTTTGTAGGGGATGGGTCAAATTAATCTTAAATTAATATTAAGATGCGGTATGGGTACGATCTACGATCTTACCGTATGCACCAGAAACATCTTCTGGAAGCAAGCGGAATGAAACTTCAAACATTGAAGGTTCATCACGTTTTGCAGAAACTGTAACATTTTCAATTGAAAGTGCACGGTATCCTACATAAACACGTTCCACATTGCTTGAATCATCGCAGTCACCAGTTCCTGGTCCTACTGCCAAGATTGCTCGTTCTACTGGACATTCTCCGATATCGCCTGCTGAAAGGTTCAGTCTGCGACCTGCGGAAGTTGATTTTGTGCCAGAAAGTTCATCACTTTTCATTGCAAGAGCAACAAGAAGATTCTCAAGTGTTGCTTCAGCAAATGCTGTTGCAACGTTTACCTGCATACCTTGTTTGTACAATTTTGCAACGTCAAGTACTTGATCAACTGCAACCTCACCGAAGTCAGGTTGAAATTGCATTTCAAGACCATTCATTGTGTATCCAACATTATCAAAATCAGGGTCTGCTGACAAGGTTGACTTGTAAGACTCTGTTGAGACAAAAGGATAGTCTGAAAATACATCACCATCTAAAGTCGTGTCGCAAATAAAAAACGCTGCGGCTCCAACTATAATATTAGTTGACGTACCACGGGTATATGCTGGCATTTATTTTCACCTCTTTTTCCTTTTATTGATAAATAGGCGTGTTTCCTCATTTGCAATTATAGCATCGTTTTTAAGTATATGGATATTGTGCTGATTCTCCAGAAGTATGATAATCATATTCAATAATGATTTTATTTAAGAAAAGGGTCCTAGCAGAGGCCAATTCAGCCACATCTCTGCTTTCATCTACTTGATATACCCTAATATTGTGAAAATACACTCTGGCTGGATTATCTTCAGTTGCATTTTCAGCACTGTAATTATTTACATCTTCGGCTGCCGCATCTTCTCTATCTAAAGAGGCGCTTATTATTCTTACGGCATCAATTAATTTACCCACATCAGAAGAGTATATAAAATAAATTAATTGTTCTCTTTTGTGGCGATAAAACGGGGTAGGTCTAAATCTCATCATTCTGTCATAAACAATTAATATAGGAGATTCTACCTGTTGAATTGAAACGGTATCGTTATATAAATCTTCTATATTTGTTGGATACTGTGCTGGAACCATAGGATTAAATCCTGCTTGATTAGGTGTTGAAGGACCAGAGGCTATTAGCCCAAATATTGATAACTGCTCATTAACATAGTTATTAATAAAAGTTGGAGCAAATCCAGTATCTTTAAGATTTGGAGTATATGTCATTTAATACCTACCCTTGCATTTGCTATCCAACTAAAACCAGTGCTTACGCCTTTTGCCCTACCAGTTTTTGCTCCAGCCCTAATATTTTTCTTAAATATTGTAGGCTTGCTTATATAATCATATAAACCAGAAGCACGAATAAAAGATTGTTTAAAATATTTTAACATAAACTCATCAAACACATCTTCGTAAGAGCCTCTAACTTGATTGCCACCAGGATTTCTTACAACAACAGGTTTTTTAGTATATATTGTTTCTCCGCCAGATTCAAACCTTAAGACTCCACCACTTTTTGGTTTAATAACAACAGTCTTTCCTTGTTCCATAATTTTTGCTTTGTCATAAAAGGGAGCCGTTGCATCTGCAGATACTGTTTTAGATTGTCTAAAATTAGAAAATAATGACAAACCACTTTTATTAACAACATAATTAATGTCAAATAATCTAGCGGCTGGACTTCCAGTTCGATACCATTCATATACATGATGCAATGCTTTAGGGTTTGCTCTAGCATTTGTATCTATGTATTGTCCTAGGGCTTTTATAACTCCCTTGCCAAGATTACTTAAGAATATTGTTTTGCCTTTGTCTACCCCGTCTAAAAAACCATAAGAGTATTTAAGAACATTATCCATTGTTTTGGCAAAGTGCTTAGTGTCTGTTCTTGCTATCATTAATCACCCACAGTCTGATTTTCAGCCCTGCGTAAAATCATTTTGTAATATTCTGTGCTTCTTAAAGCACCAACAAAAGGCTCTACAGTTGCAACCTCATAAATTGTTCCACGGCCTGCCCTTACTCCAGCAGTTTCTATATAAACTAAATCATCATTAGAGTGTCTGAGGTTGGCAATCAAAATATTAGTAATAGCATTTTTTTCTTTTTGAGAGGATATTCTAGGATCGTTTTTAGTTCTTGCTAATAATTTGTTTTGTAGTTGCAAAAACGAATCTGCTTTAACATTTTCTGTGCTGTCCGTTCCAACTGACTCTGCATTACAGGCTATAGTTTTGTCAAATACCCAGTCTTTTTTAGGTTGACCATAATCTCCTTGAGAAATAATTGGGTAATAAACGTCTGCTTTAAACGGGTATACAAAATCAGTGGTTTCACACAAAACCATTATAAAACTCCAGGACGAGTTATTGTTTTAAGATATTTTTTTAATATTTTGTCTACTAGTAAATTGCCAGTTCCATTAAAAATATTTTTATCATGCTTAAAGTTAAATTGATCAGTTCTGTAAGATTCTATATATCGTTTATAATAATCTAATTTGCCAGACTTTATGTCTTGAATAAGTATATTAGTTGCATCTTTAATATCGTTAGGTACTACTTTATACCCTGCCTCAAGATAAAACATGTAATCTACGCCTTCTGGAAAACTAACTCCACCCTGAAAAGTTTGAATATTAGCACTATCTGAAGTATCAAACCATGAAAACGAATCTGATGCAGCGATAGGCATTCTTGCTGGTTTTCTCTCTGCTCTATTCCATTGATCTACTCCAGCAGATGGATCTTTAACAATACCGCTTTTATCTTTTGTAATGCTGTAGTCATAACTATCTAATGCTGGTTCTTCTTCGCTAGAGTCCCAAACTAATTCAGCATTTTCGTATGCTTTAAGAATTTTGTAACCCCTCTTCCAAATTGGAATATAGTCAGTGCCTTGACCAACCACTTGAAGCCATTCTGTAGTAAAATAAAATCCATCTGGAATGTAAGAGTCAATTATTTGTCTTGCTAATTTTTCATATTCTGTATATTCCGCTATTTCTGTAGCAGTAGTTCCAAGGTCGTTTGGATCAATGTAGGGTCTAAGTATTTCTAAATTATCTTCAACCACAATATCTCCACGACTAGATCCATTCTTTTCATATATAGTTACAGCGTAATAATCATCATAATTAGAAAAAGAATCAGCCAAGGTGCGTGTTACTAGGGCACTAGCATTTGCTGTGACTGTCACATCCAATATTTCTTCATATCTATCATTGTTTGATATTACAAGAAAATATGATGTACTTGCTGTTGGAACAGTATATTCAATGCTAAGCGGGTATGGGGGAAGTCTTAAAATTTCCATTATTCTATGCCATAATATCTTGCTAACTCCTGAGGGGTTGCTAATCTAACACCTTTACGAGTTAACCACCAATTGGCTGCCTCCTTATTGACTATATTATATCCGTTTTTCAAAACACCAAATTCTTTATTTATACTACGTTTACTATTATTTGAAAACAATGCAACTTTTTCTGAATTTTCTGTTTTGGCTATTTTCACAACCTCTTTACCCTCTAGTATTTTAAGCATTTGTTCTCTTGTTCTTGCATCTTTTAAATCAATATCATTGTTTTTAGCAAATGATTTTATTTCAAACACACTTTTTGTTTTTAAATTTTCTACATCTAACATATTTTCCTCCACTGTCATTATATCAGAAATACTAAAAGAGAGCGGTTTTTACGCCGCCCTCTTTTAATTTTGTTGCTTATATTTTATGAGTCTGCGCTATCTGCGTCAACATATGCGACTGCATCTAACTCTTCCCATGCTAGACCAAAGCGAACAAATACTGTATATTCTACAGTGTCTTTCTTTGGCTTATATTCACGATTTACTGTGATATCTCTCTGGAAGCCCCATACACGGTTATCAGGGAATGTCAAATCGACATATCCTTCTGGATAGTAAGGAACCTCAAGAACATCTACACCAAGTACACGAGTTGTACGTGATGGACCAAAGGTCTGTGCTGTACCATCAAGGAATTCTTGACGGTTTGCTTGTGTGCTACCAATTCTGTCAGCGAATGCTGCAGAAATAGCATCTGCAAGTGTACCGTTGTTTCGAACGATACCAGCAAAAGCATCAGTGCCTGCATAGAACTTTAAATTACTCTTAATGGCACGATATTTACGTGGCATTGCCAATAACAAGTCTTGCATCACTGTTGTTGTGAAGTTATTGTCTGATACTGTTGCGCTTAATTCGTGTGCAGCATTTCCTACTGTTCCACGAGTTTGCTTGATGAATCCAGACATAATTGAAAGGAATGTGCCTGTTGCACCGTCACCGTTAATAGCCAAGTCTTCAATATCATTACCGAAAGCATTGGTCATTAAACGAACTAGACGATCTTCAAGGGCTGCACCTTCAATATTGTCTTCCAAAGACTCTGTAGAAACTTCCCAATCAAGACGAATCTTTTTGGTTGTAAGTTCTACTTTGCTGAATGTAGCACCTGCGTTTGTGTAAGTGTCATCTGCTTGTGCAGCGGCACGAATCACACGCTCACCAACGTTAACCTTTTCGATCTCCATGGTGTTTGCTCTCATTGTAACTCTACGACCATCTTTGGCGAGAACTGTTGCATCCCACACGTAGTCGATAAAGCGGCGAGCCTGTTCTGGATTAAGTACGCCTCCGTTTGTTCCTGGGAATGGATTAACAGCGTTTGGTCCAGTTGTTACACCAAAAGTTCCACCGCTAACGTTACCAAGAGAACCTGCAGGAGATACGTTACCATCTGGATCTGTTGCAGTTGCACTTCCAATACCACCAGATACGAAAGCACCTGCTTCAGCAGCCTTAATCAGTTTTTCTTGTATTTCTTGTTCCGACATATTATTCACCTCCATTTTCGGTTTTTACTTAAATAGGTCGGCATTTGTGAGGAAACGTCCGCCCCATAGGGATTTTTGAGCCTTCATTTCTGAAAACTCCTGCACGATCTCGCCTAGATCGCCAGACTTGCGGAAAGCGGTATCTGCTTCAACTGCATCTACTCTCTTTCCAAACTCATCAAAAGAACCCTTTACTTCTTTTATTTCATTTGTTACGGAATTTACTTTTCCTGTAACATCTTCAAGGGACTTTGTAATTGCTGCAACGGTGTCTTGTA